AGATAAGGGAATACCTTACCCTTATTCTGCCAGGGATCTTGTTCTTCATAGTTATTTATGATTTTTTGCTTTAGATCTTCTGGGGTTTTTGTTAGATCAATCAATGTTTCGTTTCGACAATAATTACGGTACCAAGATGCTGCATAAAGAAGCTCACCATCAGAAAGATCTTCTAGGATAGCTTCTTTCTTTTTCTTTGAGAGTGGTACCTGTCTCTCACCATTTATAAATGTGTCATCATGTGATAATACATTTGGTACACCATCACCAGCATCACCAGTTAGGATCTTTTCCTGTAATGATGCACGTGGATTTGTTTCAACAACAAATTTCTTTGTAAGTGGTGACCATTGTTTAACATTATCATATTTCTGTAATTGTTTAAAGTCACCATCTGCAGAAACAATCATAACATCTTCATAGTTACCAAATTCCTGTGTACGTTCTACTAATGTACCAATAACATCATCTGCTTCACAACCTTCAAGATGTATTACCTTGTAAGGAAAGTTTTCTCGTATTTCATCCTTAATTAGATGCATAATACGGAAAGCCTCATTCCAATCAAATGATGAATTATCACGTGTCTTTCTACGAACACCTTTATATTGTGGAAAATATTCTCTACGCCAATTGTTTGCACCATCACAAGCAAGAATCATTTCACCATATTGTTCTTTGAATTTTTGATTGTACATACGAAGAGAATTAAGAGTCATATGACGAATCATTCTCTCATCATTCTCTTTATTAATTAGAATAGTGGCTAAACAAACTGCACTAAAATCAACAATAATCATTATCTACTCCTGAATTGTTAGGTATATTATACACTATTTTCCTGTAAAGGTAAACCCCCTTTTTCAATTTATTTTAAATTTTTAACATGGGAGGAATGTATTTTACAACCAATAAAGGAATTGTAATATTCATCAGAAAGTAAGACATCATATTGGAATTGTAACTTAGCTTCCCAATATGACATCTCACCTTTACTTTTACACAGATGTAGGATTTCTCTGTAATAATTATCCGTACCCTTTTCTTCAATTAGGGTTTGGACTTCTTTATTAGATCCGTAATATGTACGCCAATCACTTTCGACTCTTGTACGGATCTTTTTCTTTCTTTTACTGTTTACTGGAAGAACCTTCGGTTTCCAAAAGTTCTTCTTACCGATATATTTTTTACCAGTATCTTTTTCAGTTATTCGATAGACAAACCCTTGATATTCTTCAGGGGTTTCACTAAATTCAGATTCATTATAATACCACATAAAGGTATTTATTCGTCTTCAATAATCTCCCATTCTACCTCATAACCACCTTTTCTATCAGTCCAGAAATCATCTTCTCTTTCATAATCATACTGTGAGATGAAGTCCCAGAATTTTTCTGTTTCATCATAGTAATGATCTTCAAATTCTTCTAATGAACCAAACTCTTCAATTATATCTTCATCTGGTACATCATAGTGAAAAAATGAATTTACCCGATGATATTCAATCTTTTTAATCTTCATAATCTGATAAGAACTCCGTATCATCGACATCAGAACGACGTTTTTCTACGTCTGCTCGTCTTCCACAACAAGGACAAAATCCTGCTTTATCATATGAAAGAACAATTGTTACGTTCTCACATTCTTCACATTCAACTGAATATTCAATCATTAGAAATCAATCTCACATGCTCCACCTGCACAAGCAGCTGCACCGAGTGTATCAACATCTGTATACTTTTTCTCAGTTAGATCTTCTTGCCAGGTCATAGGTTTCAGATTAGCTTGAATCTTATTCCATTTATGTAGCAGATATGCATCTTTCAAACAATGTTCAGCTTTAATATTATCTGATCCACAATAGTTTTCTGCAAAGTTCTTAAAACGTCGAACCCAATCTTGTCTTGCAGCATTCTCCGCAGATTCAAGAGAGATATCCATACCCCAACCTTGTGCAGTAGAACAAGCAAGCCAAAGATTAGGGAATACTTTTAATGCATCAACTACCATACCAGATGCAAAGATAGCAGCAGAGTCATATTTCTTTACCATTTCCTCTGCAGTAATTACCGCAGTATTTGGTGCTTGATTATAATCTTTATCACCAGACATAGGAAGGAAAGAAATACCTGCAAATGAATGTCTATTTTCAAATACATATTTTTCTACTTCATCCCAATCATCTACAATAATTGTATTTGACACATTATGACGTACACCTTTGTCTGCACAGAGTTCTTCATTTGTACCTGCATTCACCCAATGTTTCTGGGCTTTCTTTACAAGTTCAAGATGTTTCACACCAAGAAGATCATCCTTATAGATTGATTTTTCATGTGGAATAATTGGGAATGAAACAACAACATCTGTTCCACCTGCAGACCAAACTGATTCTTCTACCATATAAGGATTATTTTTAATAATTGCCTGTGTAATTTCAGACTCTTTATTCATCTGCACGTTTCTGATATACATTTTGGAGTGTTCAGCATGTATTCCAGAAGCGGTTTGTAACAATACTGATGCATTACCACTTGGCTTAACACAAGTAGTACGAGCAGCGGGATTAATACCAATAATGGATGCGACTTTTTTGTTAATGTCTCTAACAATCTTTGCTCCTTTTTCGAGGATCTTTTCATTGAATAGAATATCTGGGTTGTTCATCCAACCTGTGATCGATACACCAAGTAGTGCTTCACGATCAAAAATCTTCTTTGAAGTTTCATTTAAGAATTTGAAATTTGTATATCCAGCTTGGAATGTACCAAGAATAGCAGCAGCACGACATGCTTTATAGAAATCTTCTTCAGTAACACACATACCACCATTAATTTCAGTTAGATTACATCCTTGCCAACCAGATTTATTTCCAAGACGTGGGAACATACCAATCTCAACACATGGATTAGTTGTATGTTCAGTTGATTCAACAAATACAAAACCAGGCTCACCAAACTGTTTAACTGATTCCATAATCTTACCAAATTGTTCTGGTGTAGTCTTATCTCTTACAATTACTGCAGAGTTATTGGATCTAGCTCTTTGTGGATTTTCTGTAAACCAATTACCAGTTTTAGCATTCATCATTTCCTCATCATCAGGAGAGAAAAGACAAATAGTAGCAGAACGTCGAACCCCACCAGAGAGAACAGCATCTGCAGCATGCATAGCAATGTCATAGACATTAATAGGTTTAATAGGAACTGGTTCTTTTGAATCAAGTACAATACCTTGTAACATATGTTCAATCTTATCAAGTGAACGTCTTAATCCCTCAGGACCAGGAGCTTTAAAACCACCTGAGATCTTAGATCCTTTTGGACGAATTTGTGTAAGATCAAAGAAGACTCTACGTCCTTCATAGTCAGGATGTTTACCACCACCAACAAAATAAGAAGACATAAGAACATCTAAAGCAGATGCCCAACCTTCAATAGAATCTTCTACGATATAACCTTTAGCTTGTTTAGTACGAGCCTGAAGTTTAGGTAATTTCTTAATATGATGTTTCTGTACAGAAAAACCTGCACCAGCACCACATAATAGAATATAGAAGAACTCACCAAAAAATTCAGGACGATCAGCATAGGATGATGTACAGTTGTACATACGCATTTGGTGTTTCATAAGTTGTTCACCACCAAATTGTAAAGCACGTTGTGCACCAAGAACTCTTTGTTCCTTATAAGCTTGTCTCGCTTCTTCAAAATATTCTTTTAATTCATTATTCTTTTCTTTATAATTTTCCTCATGCATTTCTAATACACGATCGACAGCCTCACCCCAAGTTTCATATCTTCCATCTTCTTCGACGTAACGGGAGTATCCCTCATAGAACTTGGTTTCGGACAAAAACTTCCTTGTGTCAACATTTAACGTTGCCATCCTACTACCTCTTTAGTTTGATTTTTAATTGATGATATTATATATCAATTTAGGGTTTTTGTAAACCACTATTTTGAGGGATTTATGAAAAATATAATGGTTTTTCATCATTTCTAATCATATATTTTTTCATCATTTCTAAATGATCATCATATTCAGCAATCTGTTTCATTTCAATTTCAATTGCTTCCATAATATCAGAATGCTCACCAATACCTGCTGGATTGGCCAGATATACTTCT